TATTAAAATACCACCTAAAGGTGAACTTTAATTAGTGTCAATTTCACGTGATAATATAGATATAATAATTAATAATATAAAATTAAATAAAAATGAAAAAAGTAAAAGATTATGTTGATTTTGAGGAACTAGCAGTCGATGAAACATCAGCTAAAAAATTAAGTGAAGTTGAGTTAAAGGAACTTCAATTAGCAATGCAAAATGTTAATAATGCACAAATGCAAATAGGTGGCGTTGAAGCATATAAAGCTGATTTAATAGCAAAATTCTCAACTCTTGTTAAAGAACTAGAAAGTACTAGAAGCATATTATCTGGTAAATATGGATCTGTTGATATAGACATGGCTACTGGCGATGTTAAAGAAATAAAAGTAGATGAGACTAATAAGAAAAATTAGTATCGGTAGAGACTACAAGAATGATGCAATGCACTACTCTGTTGGTCAAGAGGTTTACGGTGGTCATATTATAGAGAACATAATTGAGGAAGATAATAGATTTTCAGTTTATATCAAAAAAGATGACGAGCTAATGCCTTGGAAAGATTTCTACAAAACAATGTCCATAGCGATTGAATATGATCTTCAATACTAATGAAAGGTTATTTAGACTTTGTAGTAAAAACAGTTGATGGTAGATATAATAACAAGAAGTCTATCGAAGGCGAAGAATTGATATTAAATACGGAGCTAGAGAATCACAACTATGTTAGCAGAATAGCTGAAGTGGTTTATGAGCCGTATAAGAATAAAACGGGAATAAGTGTTGGTGACAAGGTGGTAGTGCACCACAATGTTTTTAGGCGTTTTAGAGATATAAGAGGAGAAGAAAAAAACAGCAAGAGTTATTATGGTGATGGAATGTATATTGTTCAACCCAACCAAGTGTATGCATATAAAAAAGCAAAAAATACAGATTGGGTATCTTGCGAAGGTTTTAATCTAATTAAACCAATAAAAGAAACTAAAATGTTTTCTAGCTATTTTGAGAAACAACTAGTTGGTATTTTAAAGATAAAAGATCCTGAGTTAAATGGACTAAGTGAAGGAGACTTAGTTGGATTCGGGCCAAGCTCTGAATATGAGTTTATTATAGGTACTCAAAGATTATATAGAGTACCAACCACTTCAATAACAATTAAATATGAACGTACAGGAAACGAAGAAGAATATAATCCTAGCTGGACAGAAAGCAGTTGAGGAATTAATAAAAGTCGCTGAAGAAGCTATAGTGGATTCTGGAGACGACCTTTCAGCTGATAAGCTAAAAAATGCCGCTGCTACTAAAAAATTAGCAATATTTGATGCATTTGAGATATTGAGTAGGATACAAGAAGAAGAAGACTTGTTAAACAATAAACCTAAGGAACAGGTTGAGGAAAAAAGTTTTACTGGTTTTGCTGAAAAAAGATCTAAGAAGAAATGATCTACAAACAAACATTGTACAGTGTTATAACACCTATAAAGAAAAACACTATATCTAGACTAAATAAGTCTAAGAAGTGGTCTTACGGCTATAACAAAGAGCATGATATAATTGTAATAAGCAAGACTGGTCAAATAGGTGAGATATACAGTATAAATAACTTAAGTATAGCCTTACCTAAAGCACCTGCAAAAATAGATAAATCTACTAACAAGTGGAAAGCTAAGGAATATCCTAAAGAACTTAAGTCTGTAGAAAGCATATTTGAGTGGAGAGATTATCCTGAGGATTTCCAGAATAAATGGGAACCATATATAGATGAACAATTCAGAAGAAGAGAAGAAGGCCATTGGTTTAATAATAAAGGCTTGGTTACTTACATTACTGGTACTCACTTTATGTACTTGCAGTGGTCCAAGATTGACGTTGGGAAACCTGACTTTAGAGAAGCAAACAGATTATTCTTTATATTCTGGGAAGCTTGTAAAGCAGACAAGAGGTGTTATGGAATGTCCTACCTCAAAAACAGACGATCTGGATTTTCTTTTATGGCTTCCGGCGAAACTGTTAACCAAGCAACAATATCTTCAGATGCTAGATTTGGAATACTGTCAAAATCTGGATCTGATGCAAAGAAGATGTTTACGGACAAAGTTGTACCAATATCGGTTAACTATCCATTCTTCTTTAAACCAATACAAGACGGTATGGACCGTCCAAAAACAGAACTCGCATACAGAATCCCAGCGTCTAGACTTACAAGAAAATCAATACAATCAAAACAGAGTGCAGAAAAACTCGAGGGTCTCGACACCACGATTGACTGGAAAAACACAGGTGACAACTCCTATGACGGGGAAAAACTAAAACTACTAGTACACGATGAGAGTGGAAAGTGGGAAAGACCTGACAACATACTAAATAATTGGCGAGTTACTAAAACCTGTTTAAGACTAGGTAATAGGATTATAGGTAAGTGTATGATGGGTTCAACATCAAACGCTTTAGATAAAGGTGGTGCTAATTTTAAAAAATTATTCAATAGCTCTAACACTTCCAATAGAAACAGAAATGGACAAACAGCTTCTGGCTTGTATTCTTTGTTTATACCAATGGAGTGGAACTACGAGGGTTTTATAGATGAATATGGTTACCCAGTGTTTGACACACCTACAGAAGAAGTTTTAGACATGTACGGTGATCCTATAGAAATGGGTGTTATAGAAAACTGGAACAACGAAGCAGATGGTTTAAGAAATGACCAAGATGCTTTAAATGAATTCTACAGGCAGTTTCCTAGAACAGAAGAGCATGCTTTTAGAGATGAGACAAAAAACAGTTTGTTTAATCTTGTTAAGATATATGAGCAAATTGATTATAACGAAGATTTAAAAAATAGTAATGTTATAACCACTGGTAGCTTTCAGTGGGCAAATGGTATAAAAGACTCTACAGTTATTTTTACACCAAATCCCAATGGTAGGTTTAAGGTTTCTTGGGTGCCGAACTCGAGTTTGCAGAATAATCAGATACTAAAAAACGGAATTAAATTCCCAGGCAATGATCACATGGGTGCTTTTGGATGTGACAGTTATGATATATCTGGTACAACTGATGGTAGAGGATCAAAAGGAGCTTTACACGGTTTAACTAAGTTTAGCATGGAGGATTCTCCTCCTAATACTTTTTTCTTACAATATGTTGCTAGACCTCAAACAGCTGAGATGTTTTTCGAAGATGTTTTGATGTCTTGTGTGTTTTACGGTATGCCTATACTCTGCGAGAATAACAAACCAAGATTATTATACCATTTTAAGAGAAGAGGTTATAGAGGTTATTCTATGAATAGACCTGATAAGTTATGGAACAAATTGTCTATAACTGAGAAGGAGTTAGGTGGTATGCCTAATTCCAGTGAAGATATAAAACAAGCACACGCTGCTGCTATAGAAACATATATAGATAAGTATGTTGGTATAAAGTCTGATGGTCAGTATGGTGACATGTATTTTACGGAAACACTTAATGACTGGGCTGGTTTTGATATAAACAAACGAACTAAGTTTGATGCCGCTATTAGCTCTGGTCTAGCTATAATGGCTTGTAATAGAAACCTGTACAGGCCTAATCAAAGCATACAAAGACCTAAATTAGATTTAAAAATAGCAAGATATACCAATGATGGTGCATTTTCTAAAATAATATAAAAATAAATATGGCTCAATTACCAATAACAAGTTATTTTCCAAGCCAGATTGCTAGCGATCAGGAGAAGGCATCATTAGAATACGGTACCTCAATAGGTAGGGCTATAGAGAGTGAGTGGTTCAATTCTGGTAGTGGAGGAAGAGGAAGTAGATTTGAAAGTAATAGAAATAGCTTCCATGGATTAAGACTTTACTCCAGAGGAGAACAACCTGTTCAAAAATACAAAGATGAATTATCTATAAATGGTGATATGTCTTACTTGAACCTAGATTGGAAACCAGTACCTGTTATCCCTAAGTTTGTAGATATAGTAACTAATGGTATATCTGATAGATCGTTTGATATAAAAGCTTATTCACAAGATCCATTTGGAGTAGATAAGCGTACTAGGTATATGGAATCCATTTTACGGGATATGCAAACAAGGGAACTTACCGAGATGGTTCAGGCTAGTTTTGGTGTTGACTTGTTCGAAAACAATCCAGAAACATTACCAAAAAACAAGGAGGAGTTAGATCTTCACATGCAATTAAGCTACAAGCAAAGTGTTGAATTAGCCGAAGAGCAAGCTATAAACGTATTACTGGAAGGTAATAAATATGATTTAATAAAAAGGAGATGCAACTACGATCTTACTACGATAGGATTAGGAGCAATAAAAAATAGATTCTCAAAGTCTGAAGGTGTTAAAGTAGAGTATGTTGATCCAGTTAACCTGGTATACTCTTACACGGAATCACCTTATTTTGACGACCTGTATTATGTTGGTGAAGTAAAGAGCATACATATTAACGAATTAAAAAAACAATTTCCTGGCTTAACAGATGAGGATTTAAAGAAGATCGCTGGTCAATCTTATGGTAACAACAACTCTTCTGATAGAAACCTACAGAATTACAATGAAGATGATGGCAATACTGTACAGGTTTTGTATTACAACTATAAAACTTATACCAACGAAGTTTTTAAAGTAAAAGACACTTCTACAGGAGCTTCTAAATTAATACCAAAAGACGATAGTTTTAATCCACCTCCAGAATTATATAGTCAATTTGGTATAGAAAAATTATCTAGATCAATAGAGGTTTTATACGAAGGTGTAAAGATATTAGGTGGAATGACATTAGAATGGAAGATAGCCTCTAATATGATAAGACCTAAAAGTGATTTCACTAAAGTTAAGATGAACTATAGTATAGTTGCACCTAGAATGTACAAGGGTCGCATAGAATCAATTGTAAGCCGTATAACTGGATTTGCTGATATGATACAGCTAACTCATCTTAAACTGCAACAGGTGTTGTCTAGAATGGTTCCTGATGGGGTTTACTTAGATGCAGATGGTTTAGCTGAAATAGATTTAGGTAATGGGACAAATTACAATCCGCAGGAAGCATTAAATATGTTTTTTCAAACAGGTTCCGTTATAGGTAGATCTTTTACACAAGAAGGTGAAATGAATCCTGGTAAAGTACCTATACAGGAGATAACTAGCGGTTCTGGTGGTAACAAGCTATCAGCCTTGATAAGCACTTATAATTACTATCTGCAAATGATACGCGATGTAACCGGCTTGAATGAAGCTAGAGATGGAAGTACACCTGATGCTAGAGCTCTAGTTGGTGTACAAAAAATAGCCGCTGCCAACTCTAATACTGCTACCAGACATATACTAGATGGTAGTTTGTTCTTAACATCTGATTTAGCTGAAAATTTATCTCTTAGAATATCTGATATATTAGAATATTCTCCAGCAAAAGAAGCTTTCGCTCATAAGATAGGTAATCAAAATGTAGCTGTACTAGAGGAAATGAAAGATCTATACTTACATGACTTTGCTATTTTCATAGAACTACAACCTGATGACGAGGAAAAGGCTATACTAGAAAACAACATACAAGCTGCGATATCTTCTGGTTTGATAGATATCGATGATGCTATAGATCTTAGAGAGATAAGAAGTACTAGGCTAGCTAATCAATTATTGAAGATAAGAAGAAAAGCTAAGCAGGAAAGAGATATGCAAATGCAACAGCAGAACATAAAGGCTCAAGCAGATGCTAATGCCCAAGCACAGCAGGTTTCTGCTCAAGCAGAGGTTATGAAAAACCAGGCAATAACAGCTCAAAAAGCAGAGCTACTACAATTGCAGGCATCAATAGACTCACAAAAAATGATGCAAGAGATAGCTGCTAAAAAAGAACTAATGCAGTTAGAGTTTCAAATGAATATAAAATTGAAGCAAGCAGAGTCTAGTGGAGCTAAGAGTAGAGAGCTACTTAAGGAGGATAGAAAAGATGATAGATCTAGAATGGAAGCAACTCAGCAAGGAGAAATAAAATACAGAAACCAAACAAATCAAGTACCAAAGAATTTTGAATCTGCGGGAAATGATATATTAGGTGGTGGATTTAACTTAGATTCCACTAATCCTAGGTAATAATAGTAATAACACTTATATAATATTTTATCATGTCAGAAAAAACACAAGAAGTAACCGAGGTAGTTGAAAAAGCTACAGCGGAAGTAGAGAATAATCCAATGTCATTTGATGATGGCGTAATAAAGGTTGATTTATCAGAACTTAACAAGTCAGAAGATAAAAAAGAACCTGAACAAATACAACAGGAAGTTGTAGAGCAACCAAAGCAGGAAGTTGTTGAGGAAATAATAGAACAGGCAGTAGATGTTCCAGCTGAAGAAGCTGTATTACAAGACACTGTTGAGTCCGTTATAGAGGAGATAACAGATGAAGAAGTTGTTGAGCAGGTTCAAGACCTAGCAGAGGAAATTCAAGAAGCTGTAGAATACGAGCAAGTTACTGGAGCTGAATTACCAGAAAATATACAGAAGGTTGTTGATTTCATGAATGAAACTAACGGGACTTTAGAAGATTATGTTAAGTTAAATCAAAACTACGATGACTTAAACGAAGACCAACTATTGATGGAGTATTACAATAATACTAAACCTCATCTGGATAGAGAAGATATAGACTTCTTAATGGAAGACAACTTTTCTTATGATGAAGAAATAGATGAAGATGTAGATATAAGAAGAAAAAAGATAGCTAGAAGAGAAGAGTTAGCTAAGGCTAAGAGTCATCTAGATGGTTTAAAAAATAATTATTACGAAGAAATAAAAGGTGGTAGTAGACTATTACCTGAACAAAAAGAAGCGGTTGATTTTTTCAATCGTTATAAAAAAGAAAACGAAGAAGCTACTAAAATAGCTGAACATAATGTGTCTACATTTAATAAGAAGACTGAAAATGTATTTTCTAAGGATTTCAAAGGTTTTGAATATTCTGTAGGAGATAAGAAGTTTAGGTTTAAAGTAAACAATGCAGACGAAGTAAAGACTACCCAAAGCGATATTAGTAATTTCGTCAAGAAGTTCTTGAATGATAAAAACGAAATGTCAGATGCTAAGGGTTATCACAAGTCTTTATTTACAGCTATGAATCCTGATAAGATTGCACAGCACTTTTACGAGCAAGGAAAAGCCGATGGCGTAAGAGATAGTATAAAGAAGTCAAAAAACATTGATATGAGTCCTAGAGGGACACATGAAAAAGTCAATGATACTGGTGGATTTAAAGTGCGCTCTATTAGTGGTTCTAAAACTTCTAAGTTTGGAATTAAACGAAAAAAATAACTTAAAATTTAAAAATTATGGCTGCAAACGGCTCATTCACGGGTAGTGCTGGCGCATTAGCGCATTTAACACCACGCCCAACACAAACATTATTTAATGACAATTACCTGTCCCTAACGGACATGGATTTTACACAACAATTCTTACCAGAAGTATATGAGAAAGAAGTTGAGCGTTTTGGAAACAGAACAATCTCTGGATTTTTACGTATGGTTGGAGCTGAAATGCCTATGGCATCTGATCAAGTAGTTTGGTCTGAACAAGGTCGACTACATATTGCGTATGATAACGCAACAATTACTACAACTACTGCCTTAACTATACCTGCGAATGCTGGTGTCTCTACAAACCTTATAGGACCTGGAGCTACTATCGTTATAGCTAGTGCTGATGGTTTTACTGTTGATAAAGCATATGTACAGTCTGTAACTACAGCTGCTGGTGTTGCTACTATTACTTTCGCTTGTTACGGAGCTACTCAAACCACTGCCATTACAGGTTCTGGAAATGTTAAAGTATTCGTATATGGTTCTGAGTATGCAAAAGGAACTCAAAATGCTGGTACTTCTGTAGATGCTGCTTTCGAGCAATTCAACAATAAGCCAATCATCTTGAGAGACAAGTATTCAGTTAATGGATCTGACACTGCTCAAATTGGATGGGTTGAAGTTACAACTGAAGCTGGAACATCTGGTTACTTATGGTACTTGAAATCTGAGCATGAAGCTCGTATTCGTTTCGAGGATCAACTAGAAATGTCTATGATTGAAGCTGAACGTACTGCTGCTGGTACTACTATTACTCCAGGATCTGGATTTGGTGGTGGAACTGCTATCACTGGTTCTGACGGTTTATTCTCAGCGCTAGAAGAAAGAGGTTTAGTTTATACTGATGCTGATTTTGATGGTGCTACTGGTTTAGATGATTTTGATCTTATTCTACAGGAACTTGACAAGCAAGGTTCTATTGAAGAGAACATGTTATTCTTAGACCGTGCAACTTCACTAGGTATCGACAACATGTTAGCTGCTCAAAACTCTTACGGAGCTGGAGGTACATCTTATGGTGTATTTGAAAATTCTGAAGATATGGCACTTAACCTAGGTTTCTCTGGTTTCAGACGTGGATCTTACGATTTCTACAAGACTGACTGGAAATACTTAAACGACGCTACAACTCGTGGTTTAGTTGGTGATGTTCAAGGGGTATTAGTACCTGCTGGAACTTCTTCAGTTTATGACCAAATGCTAGGACAAAACATATCAAGACCTTTCTTACATATTCGTTACAGAGCTTCTGAAGCGGATGATCGTAAGATGAAATCTTGGATCACTGGATCTGTTGGAGGTAACTTTACTTCTGATGAAGATGCAATGAACGTTCATTTCTTATCTGAGAGATGTCTATGTGTTCAAGCTGCTAACAACTTTATCTTATTTAAAGATTTAGCTTCATAGTTAATTATTTTTAATAATTACCCCCTGTTGAATTTATAGGGGGTGGTTATTATTATTTTGTGACATTAGCTAGCTATATATATAGTAACAGGCTATTGTCAATTTTTTAATAACATTTATATTTTATCATATTATGGCTAACAAGAAAGCTACAGCAAAAAAAGTTGAGGTTGCTCCTCAGGAAGTGGTTGAGACAATAGTACAACCAAAAAAAATATTAAAAGTAGAAATGCCTAAAATGGCAGAACCAAAATGGGAATACAAGGCTAGGACATACTACCTCAAGACCGGTAAATCACCATTGGTATATACTATACCTTCTAGGCATAGTCAAAAGAAACCTTTACTTTATTTTGATGAAGAAAAAGGTTATCAAAGAGAACTTAGGTATGCAACAAATCATGCCTCACCTTTTGTTGATGAGCAGAAAGGACCTGCAACACTCGGTAGGATAGTTTTAAGAGATGGACTTATTACGGTTAACAAAGAAGATGTTTGTTTACAAAAACTTTTATCACTGTATCACCCATTCTTAAACAAAGTATATTCAGAACACAATCCAGTTAAAGATTCTAAAAATGAACTTTATTGGATAGAGCTAGAGCTTGAAGCTTTAAACACAGCTAGGACAATAGAAATAGAACACGCAGAAGCTATACTAAGAGCTGAATTTGGTAGTTCTGTATCTGATTTATCTTCTAGTGAACTTAAAAGAGATCTAATGATCTTTGCTAAAAGACAACCAGCTTTATTCCTTGATCTTGCTGACGACGATAATGTTCAACTAAGAAACATTGGGGTAAAAGCTACAGAGGCTGGTGTACTTAATCTATCGGCTGACCAAAGAACTTTTACATACGGTCAATCTAACAGGAAACTAATGACAGTACCATTTGATGAACATCCTTACTCAGCTTTAGCTGCGTACTTCAAGACAGACGAAGGAATGGAAGTTTACAAATCAATACTAAAGAAACTTAAATAGAAATTTAAAGTAGCCGCCTTCGGGCGGTTACATTTACTTAAAAATATGTTATGGCTTTTAAGATGAAAAAAAAAGGTTTAGGAGATACTATTGAAGCAATAACAGAGGCTACTGGAATAAAGAAAGTAGTCGAAGGAATAAGCAAAGCCACAGGTAAAGAATGTGCTTGCAGTAAAAGAAAAGAATATTTGAATAACAAATTCCCTTATTAATTATGAGTGTAAGCATAGATACTGTGTACCAAAGGGTGCTAGGAATACTAAATAAAGAACAGAGAGGTTATGTTACCCCTCAAGAATTTAATCTATTTGCTAATCATGCTCAAGGAGATATGTTTGAACAATATTTTTATGACATAAATCAATTTGGAAGAATAGCTGGAAACAGTACAGAATATTCTGACATGTTAAATCTCTTAAATGAGAAGATAAATATATTTGAAACAACAGTACAACCAACATATGTCGCTGGTTATTTCAACGAACCCGCTGATATATATAGATTAGGAACTGTTATATATAAAAATACCACCACAAATCCTTTTGGTGTAGTTTCTGTAGAGTCTATTGAGGCTGAGAGAATACAGGCAAATGACTTTTTATATATAAATTCTTCACCACTAACAAAACCAAAAAATATACGACCCATATTTATTGCCAACTCAAATGGCATAAGAATATATGGAGACTCAGAGATAATACAACCAAGTGAGGTTGAGCTACAGTATATAAAGAAACCAGCTAAAGTTGAGTGGTCTTATCAAATGGTATTTGGAGAAGCTCTTTACGATGCTAGTCAATCAGTTGATTTTCAATTACATCCATCTGAGGAAACAGAATTAATTGTTAAAATACTAGAAATGGCTGGGTTATTAGTAAAAGACTTGAGCTTATATCAAGTGTTTAATTCAGAAGAAAACGAAGCAATTCAACAAGAAAAATCTTAATATATGGGGCTAATAAATCAAACAGATGAACAATACTATTTAGGGCCTGATGGCGTTTGGGATAGTTGGGACGAGAATTATGGGTCATACCAATTCACTAGTATAAAAGATATAATAAACAACTTTATAATATCATATGTTGGAGAAGATAAAATAATAAGTAAGATAAGAAGAACAGATGTTTCTTTTCATGCACAAAGAGGTATACAAGAGTTTAGTTTTGATATATTACCCTCTGTAAAGTCTCAAGAAATTGAGGTTGGACCAGCGTTGAATTTTGTATTACCAAAAGACTATGTTAACTACGTTAAGATGGTTTGGATTGATGGAGGTGGAGTGGAAAGAATAATATACCCAGCTATAAAGACAAGCAATCCATTACCGATACTACAAGATAATAATTATGAATATCTTTTTGATGAACAGAAAGGTGAGATTATAACAGCTGATGAGTCTGTTACTAGAGAAAGATTTCAAACAACAAACAATAGAAACAGCAGTGTTGATGGAAGTGGGTTTCTTGGTTTGAATCATTTTGGAAGAAGATATGGTTTAGACCCACAACATGCTCAGACTAATGGGACCTTCTACATAGATCCTATATCAAATATAATTTACTTTGATTCAAGCATGGCTGGTAGAGTTGTTACACTTAAATATATATCAGATGGTCTAGGTACAGACGAAGAAATGGTTGTTCACAAATTTGCTGAAGAAGCATTGTACAAGTACATAGCTTACGCTATACTATCTACTAGAGCTAACACACAGGAATATATGGTTGCTAGGTTTAAAAGAGAGATGGTTGCAGCAAGAAGAAATGCCAAGTTAAGACTATCAAATATAAAGATAGAAGAGATGGCACAAATAATGAGAGGTAAGTCTAAGCAGATAAAACACTAATATTCAATGGCTGAATTAATACACACATTCAACTCGGGAAAAATGAATAAAGATCTCGATGAGAGATTAGTACCTAATGGAGAGTATAGAGATGCCTTGAACCTAGAGTTAGCATCTTCTGATAGCTCTAATGTTGGTTCTTTCCAGAACTTAAAGGGTAATTTAGAGTTACGTAACAAAATGTACAACCCTAAAACAAGTGCATATAATCAATGGTTAGACACTGAGTATATTACAGCATTGAGTAACCCTATTTGCGTAGGGGCAAAAACCGACGAAAATTCTAATGATGTATATTGGTTTATAGCTTCTGCAAACACCAGCGTAATAGCTTACTACAATAGCAAGACAAAGCTAACAAGACCGTTGATTGTTGATACACAGGGTATATTAAATTTTAGTTCAAATTACTTAATAACAGGTGTTAATGTACTTGAAGGTATGCTTATTTGGACAGACAACCAAACTGAACCTAAAAAAATACTTATAAAAGACTGGAAGAGTTCTACACCTAACTTTATAACGCATTCACAGATATACGGTAGAAACTTTATAGAAGATGATATAACCGTAATAAAAAAATATCCATTACAACCACCTGTAGTAACTTCTTATTCTACTAAAACTATAGATCCAGCTACGGAGCTACCTGGGGCTAATGTTGATACTATTGTGTTAACTAGTTTTTACGAAACTATACCAGGTGCACCAGTTGGAACAATCAGACCAGTACCCATAGGTACTATAGTTACTTTAACGTGGTTATCTAACACACCACCTGTTTATGCTGAAGGAGATGTACTTCTTTTAACTAGCTCAGCTAATGATCCTTTGGACGTAGACGCTATTATAAGAGTGAAAGTACAACCTAACCCAACACAGCTAGGAGCCAACGTTGAAGTTATTTCTATTGGTGTTTCACAAGAGGGATTAACACTGGAAAATCTTCCATACGATGTAACACTGGAGCAAAAACCACCATTCTTTGAAATGATATTTTCTAGATTCGGTTACAGGTATAAGTATAAAAACAACGAATTATCTGCATTTTCACCTTTCTCAAACATAGCATTTATACCGGGTGGCTTTGATTACTCCCCGAGTCAAGGTTATAATTTAGGTATGACAAACAATATAAGACAGTTGACTATATCTAACTTTGTACCTGATCCAGTGTTGTATCCAGACGTAGTTGCTGTCGATATACTTTATAAGGCTACAAACAACTCTAATGTATACATAGTAGACACTTTCACAGACGAGGATGCGGAGTGGAATGTGGTTGTAAGTGGCAATAGAGGTTCTTTTGACATAGATAGTGAGATAATAACTTCAGTTGTTCAGTCTAATCAAATACTTAGACCTTATGATAATGTTCCTAGAAAAGCAAAAGCACAAGAAATAACTGCTAATAGATTGCTTTTTGGTAATTATACTCAAAATTTCAACTTGTTGAACAACGACGGTTCTATATTTAAAACCAACATAGGTGTCACTACAAGTTCACTGTTAATAAGTACAGAGCAAGACGCATTTGGTAATCCTTTAGGTATAAGTATGGATGGAGAGCAGGTTGCTGAGTCTGTTAAATCTATAAGAACTTACCAAATTGGAGTAGCTTTCATGGATCACTATGGTAGAACAACACCTGTATTCACTAGTAAAGCGGCATCTGTAACTGTTTTAAAAGAAGAAGCTGCTGGTTCTACTAAATTAATTGCTGAATTAAAAAATAATGATCAAAATCCAACTGCAATACCGTATTACGAGCAAAACAAACAATTTCCTCATTTTAAATTCTATGTAAAAGAAACATCTCGTGAGTACTATAACCTAGCACTGGACAGATTTTACGACGCGGAAGATGGTAATCTTTGGTTATCTTTTCCATCTGCAGAAAGAAACAAGGTCGACGAAGATACTTTCTTGATACTTAAAAAAGGTCATGATACCTTTGGTCCTGTAACTGAGACTGCTAGGTATAAAATTATAGCTATAGAGAATGAAGCTCCAACCTACTTGAAAGAAACTAAACTATCAATGGGTACAATGAGCACTCAATTCGGTGTTGTAGGATTTCCTATAGAAGGCGTTAATGAAATTGCTGTAGATAAAGATGCTTTTGATGCTCAATTTGGAGAGCTAGCTAGAGAGACTTCAGGTTTATTAATGAGGGTGAAAACTGGTGGTAATGCTAGTAATTACTATCAAATATCTACATTTGGTCTAACCAGCGGTAATACTAATGTTCTTATTACTATTACTGGTGCATTTGGGCCAGACATGAACTTTACATCTACGATACCTTATAGTCAAAACAATGCAGTACCTGGTCTATCACTTGAGTTAATTAGAGTAGAAACTAAAAACAAACCAGAATTTACTGGTAGATTTTTTGTAAAAGTATTTCAAGATGATGTTATACGTAGAGAGGTAGCTAACGCAGCAGCTGATGTAAATAGAACATATGTAAGAAAAGCACTAGGATTCTTGTACTGGAAAACCGGATTTAATGGCACTAGAACCTTTTGGCGTGATGATTGGAGAAGAGCTGATGCTCAAGGACAAAGCGCTAGATTGTTCTTGGATCAAGGGTCAACTGACGGGTTAAACAGCACGGGAAAAGCTATAGGAATTGTACCGAATACAATGGAAGTAAGTTGGAATGGTGGTTATGGTGAGTACTCTGATGACGGAGGTATTGTAGACCAAAACCCACCACTGCTTGCGCAGTTAAATTCTATTGGTACGCTTTTCAGATTTGTAGATGGAGGTAATGGAATAAAGGATCCAGAAGGTACTATATACCAGGTAACATTTTCTTCTGAAAATAAATCATACGCTTACAATGAAGACAACACCATCGATACTTTTCCTCCTGAAGATGGTACTAATCAAATAACAAGGTGGACTATAAAATATAACGTTTTGGATGCTTGGGAAAGTGTTCAATGGAACCCTATTAGTAGCCCAGGCGGAATCAATGAGTGGATTAATTCTGGTACTTATACTAACTCCTATGTAGGTATAGAATTTATAGAACCTTTGGATACCGATGAATCTTTTACGACTAATAATCCGGCTATATTTGAAACAGAGCCAAAAGAAGCAGCTGAGTTAGATATATATTGGGAAGTACCTAGGATTTATAATTTATTAAACACTGATAGTAGTAGTGACGCAAACACTCCGCATACTTTAGATTTCTTTAATTGCTACTCATTTGGTAATGGTGTTGAATCTGATCGTATTAGAGATGATTTTAACCAACCTACAATTAATAATGGTGTTAAGGCTTCTGCCACTTTAGACGAGCCATATAAAGAAGAACATCGTAGTAATGGTATAATATTTTCACAAATATTTAATTCTATATCAGGTACAAATAATTTGAACCAGTTTATACAAGCGGAAGGGATAACTAAGGATGTTAACCCAGAATACGGTAGTATACAAAAACTACATACTAGAGATACTGACTTGATAACGCTTTGCGAGAAAAAGTCTATGAAAATACTTGCTAACAAGAATGCTTTATTCAATGCGGATGGTAATACAAACTTAACATCGAACCAAGCTGTACTTGGAACTACTTTAACATTTCAAGGTGAATTTGGCATAGCTACCAATCCAGAATCGTTTGCTGAGTTTGGTTTTAGAATTTATTTTACAGACGCAAATAGAGGTTCTGTTATAAGACTTTCCAGGGATGGTATTACTGATTTGTCTAACTATGGAATGCACTCTTTTTTCTCAGACAATCTACCTATAAACAATAACGTAATAGGTACTTGGGATACCGATAAAAGAAACTACAATATAACTTTAAATTCTTTAACACCTTATTGGCAACAAACATTAGGGGCAGGGAGTTTTGATAGACTAAACAAGCATCCTTTATGTGATCAATTTGTAAATTCTTTCCCAACAACAAGCACAACTGTTTCATACAAAGAAGCAGTAAATGGTTTCACGTCTAGAAAAGTTTACACACCTGAAGCTGGAGCTTATCTAGATAATTCTTATTATACATTTAAGAATGGTAGGATATGGGAACATGGTGTAAACGAAAAGCGAAATACATTTTACAATATAGGGCCTAATACACCTAGTAGCACAGTAGCAAGCGGTAATCCTTATCACGAAAGCTCGTTTAACACTATATTTAACGAGAGTTCAGAGGCGGTTAAAGGCTTTAAAACACTAAACTATAGCGGGACTAAATCAAAAAAATACACGTATACAACAGGAGTATCTAATACTGGTAGAAGATATTCACTAGCTGAAATACAGGCAAATAATTTAACACCCACTGCTTCATCAGAGACGGATGGTTGGTATGTAAACTCTATATTAACTGATCTTCAAGAAGGTGAGATTAAGGGGTTTGTAGAAAAAGAAGGTAAATACTTCAACTACATAAAAGGTATGCCTACTTTCTTTACTACAAATTGCAATACCAACGTAGATTCCAGTGAGTTCAACGTGCAAGGTATCGGTAGAGCTACTAACATAGAGGCGCCAGGTATATCACAATACAATGTGATAAATAGCGCAGATCCTGACTGCTCCACTAGCATATCACCTCCTGTAATATACAATCAAAACTTTGAGGTGGAAGAAGATGCAGTAGGAACATTTAATATTGTTCAGTCTAATACCTGTACATCAGCTATAACTTTCCAACGAGGAACAAACTCAACAACTAGTGGTATATTGGACGAAACAACATTACCTTCTTCTGGTAGTTTTACTTTTACTCCAGACGCAGACTACAATGGTTCTGCCGGTTCATTTACTGTTAGAGCTTGCTGTGGTGAGGTTTGCAGTAACTATGCTGTAATGAGTATTATTGTGACACCTTTAGCTGATAACCCTTACTTTTCAAGTGATGTACCTGCTGGGTTAAACAACTTAGTAGACGGAGATACTTGGAGTTATCCAAATATTACTTTACTTGACAATGATCATCTTTCTAGTCAATTAGTTATAAACACTGTTGTTGGTACTCCTGGTTTGCCTAGTTGGATGGCTCAACCTACGGCAAAAAACGACGGAACTGATCAATGGGAAATAGCTACAAGCACAGTAAGCGGTGGTGCTAGCACTATAGACTTTACAATGATTGTGGAAGATCCTGATGGTAATCAAGGTGAGCAACAGGTTACAGGTACTGTAGTAGACTTACCTGCGCCGGATACTACGCGTGTATTTATTACAACGTGGAGACGCACTCAGTATGGAGTTATTACTAACATAGAACCAGAAAGTTCAGCTCAAGATGCTAAATGCTTGATAGATGATTTTTATGAAATCCAAAACCAAGAGTATAACTTGGTTTCAAACGGATATGGCAATAGCCCTGTATCATTTAAGTTCTTCGGCGATGGAGTTGACTTTTCAGATGGAACCGGCGTTCTTGGTATTCAAATGTATGATAACTCAACAAGTGCTCCAATAACCTCAGGAGGCGCATACTTATTTGCAAGTGGTGCTGCTGAATTGAATCCACAGATAGGTGAGACAGGTCTAGATCCTACTAACCCCGATACTGCACCTGCATCGTTCTTCATGATGGTTTTAAATAGTTCTGGTATAGTAGAAGAATACGTTCAATACAACGATTTAGAAATATGTCCAGATATATGTAAGATGTGGCCAATAGACACAGGCACCGGAGGCGACGGCTACCTGATGGAAGAAGGATACACAAGCGAAGGTTATTCGATTAATCTTTCTCAGTATGCTAATTACACATCAGCATTTTGCGAGGCTTATAATGCCATGTTAGCTTGGGAAGCGAATCCAAACTCGCCTTGCACTTACCCTCCAATCCCGAATTGTAAAGAAAGAGGCACTATGTCAACTAGGGTTTTCTGGTATCAAAACACCTCCCAACCCCAAGGTTGTGATCCAATTACAAGTCCATTTTTTCCTACACTAGGTACTATACTTTTCGAAAGAGGTCTTTTTAACCCGGATATAAATTATTATAATTATCACCCGTTAGTTAATCGACGTTTTATTTTGGGTCCTGGATTATTTTATTCAAGTCAGTATTGGGTAGATTTAGGAGTAGGCTATGGTACTGGGGATCACTATTTAGTGGAAACTGATTCTACAGGTTTATGTACTAGATTAGAGAAGTTAATAGATACTAACTGGGACTACACCGCTTGCCCATAACTTAAAATAAAACAATTACTATGGCTTTTGAAAATTTTACAGTAAACGTAGTTAGTTTCCCTGCAACGTTGGGGTTAGACTGGACTAACTCATACGCTCAGGTGTTTTTAACAATAACCCCTGATTCGGGTTATTCTATAGACGCTAACAATTTTTCAGCAATAAACACTTTGCCTAATTATGTAAGTAGTGTTACCTTTACGCAAAACGGTGCTAATATAGATTGTACTATAGTTTATACTTCGCCTAGTATAATGCCTGCTACAGATGTGCTAATAGCGTTATGTATACAGGGTTACGCATCTGAAGCTCCTATAATAATAGGTGGTACACTTAAAAGTGGTGGTATAACTAACGTATCTACACCATCTGCCAATAATCTACCTAGTAACTTCAGTGGAAGTGGTGAGTGGGATTCCTCTTTAACTGTTTTTACTCAAGCGGTTGTAGCTTCAACCGGATATTACTTTAAAACTATGCCAGTACTAGCTGTTAGTGTCGGCAATAGAGATTACTATACAATAACAAGTGTTAAGACTTTTGATAACAAGAAAAGGTTAATACAAGTAGTATTTTCTGTTTCTTATAAATTCCCGGCAATTGACAATTCATTAGATGAATTTGTTTTAACAGCTAATGCTATTCAGTACTATGATCCACTTGTGAAAATAACAGCATACCAATTCAACACAGGTACAGTTGTGAATGCTGGAGGTGATACTCGTACTTTCACTATATATGGGATAACAGGTGCTAACTGGGCTCTAACAGGTGAATATAATCCAGGTAATATTAGTGTTGTTAACACATCTGGTATGATAGACGGTACAGGTAAAGCTGTTGTCAGTGTTGTGTTTCCAGCTACCACAAATGTTAATAGAACATACAGTTTTACACTAACCGGAGATCTAGCAGCTAGCTTTAACCTCCTTGGCGGACAAACATCTACACCATCAGTAATTCAATATATACAATCAAGTTTGTCACTTGCATTTACAAGCACAAACGTTGCCGTTACTCCTGGCTCTCCGTCTATTAGGTATTTCCTACCCTATACTATGACTAAAACGGTAGAATATACAGTAACAGCAACTTCTAGCCAAACAATTACCGTAGGTAATAATCCACCATCTATTTCTTGGACAGGTCAAGATGGGGCTTTACCTGATTACTTATTCAATGTCTTGCGTCAAGATTTTGTAGTAAACAATTTGGTTTCTCCTTCGACACTAACAGCAACTATAGTCGTGAGAGTACTTACTCCTGGGGCTGTTGATTTTGCTAGCGTACTTGATCTAGACAATATATTGATTTAATAAATAAGAAAATATGGACGAAATAACATTAACATTCCCACAGCCACTAAACGTATCTGTACAGGTAGGTGATACCGCATACTACACAAATGATGTAAACGGCGAAGACATAGTACTAATAGGAAGAATAATTGGTATAACAACATATACAATTACGGCAAATATAGATCCTTACCAAATAAGACCAACGTTAGGTAGTTTTATATTGTTTAGTAAAACAGCAGATGTTAATACCAGTGGGCTTAAAGGCTATTACGCCGAAGCGCAGGTTAAAAATGATTCAATTGAATATGCTGAATTATTCCTTGTTGGATCTGAAATATTTGAGAGTAGCAAATAATGTGTGATAATAAACTATAAAACAATATAATAATGGTAGGAGCAATAATGGGAGCTGTAGGAGGAGTAGCGCAAATAGCGGGAGGACTCATAGGTGCAGGTAAAAGAAAAAGAGAAGCTAGAAGTGCGGCGAAAGAAATGGAAATGAGAAAAGCACAGTATGCAGGTGCTGATACATCTAATGTATATGCTAACATGGAGAACACCATGGAAGATCTAACTGTTAACACGCAAGCAGCAGACTTCCAGGCACAACAACAGCAAGCTGGTTTATCCAATATAATGGGTCAAATGCAAGGTGCTGCTGGAGGATCAGGTATAGCGTCACTAGCTCAATCAATGGCTAATCAACAAAATCAAAACCTACAAGTAGCGTCAGCAGATATAGGTAGACAAGAGCGTGCTAATCAACAAGCGGAAAGACAGCAGGCTGGTAACTTACAGTTATACGAAGCAAAAGGCGAATTAATATCAAGAGACGCTGAGTCTGAGAAAAATGAAACACTACTAGGTATGGCACAACAAAGAAGTGCAGCGGCTAACGAAGCCGTTCAAGCTGGTAAAGATTCTATAATGAGTGGTATTGGAGGTTTAGCTGGTGCTGCCGCTGGAGGAATTGGTGGTGGACAAGGAGGTTTCTTACAAAATCTAGGTATGCCAACTAGATAATAGCAATAAAATATATTATGATAAATAGAGATTTAATACGAGGAGAGAAGATACGCAGGAACTCACAGAGGTTCTCTGATCCAGCGAAAAAGCTGATGGAAGGCATACAATCATCTGCTGTCCTAATGGCTCCAGATATAGCAATGAGAAGTGCTAAGAAAGCTGCAGCTAATCAAAGGATATCAACATATATAAATCAACTAAGCTCTGATGTAGATTTAACTGATTTAACAGCAGAGCAACAAGCTAGTGTTAGTACATTCTTGGTTAATGGTAGAAACGAGTATGCTGAGGCTGCTAATGCCTTATCTAAGATAGATGATTACTCATCTCCATTATACATGGAATACAAAGGAACTTTGGATAGAGTTAATAGATCTTTTAAGGGTTTGGCTGGTCAAATAGACAACTACAAAAATGACAAGATAGCTTATCTAAAAGATCATGACGAGAGTTTGATATCGGACGGAAACACAGCTAGTGATATGGAAGAGTCTTCTAAAATGTATACAAATGAAGCACAGTTGGGTGTTGGTCCAGGAGGTCAATTAGTTTTTTGGAATGATGAAAACGCTAAGTACACTAGTTATGGTGATATGCCAAAAGCTTTTCTAAAAGACTTTACTTCGGCTGATCAAATAATACAATTAAACGAGAACTTATATAACAAAGGACAAGCACTTACAGGTGCTACTGAAACGTTAACACGTCAAAAACTACGTAACATGGTTTCTAAGGGTGGTAGAGACACTTTATTATCATTAGCTTCTGATGATTTCATAGTAGAGGGAGGTTTAGGTTTACAAGATCCAGCTCTTTTCGAGATTGGAAACGACGAAATGCTTAGAGAGGCAGTGATCGATGGTTATATGAACGTATTGTCTGAATCAGCGAGAGCAGGTCAAGCTGAAAAACAACCTAAATCAGGTGGTCGTGGTGGAGGATTTAACGGAGCTCTTAAAGATGAAATATCTGTATCTGGCTCTTTAGTCCAAGGTGCTTATGATTTCTCAAGTATGACACCAGCTACTTCGTCTCTTAAAGAAATGGTTAACACGTTAAACACTATAAATCCTAGTAGACCAGGTGACTATATAACTAAAGATGATGTGTATAGCATGTTCTTAGAAACATACGATATGGATGATGATGCTGAAAGTTTAGCTTCTTTTAAAAGAAACTACGGTGATGGCGATATATTCGTAGCTTCAGGTGATGATGTAGTAGGTATACCAATGGACATAAATAGCCCTAGAGATTTACACAAACTATACATACAGAGTACAAACCTTAGTGAAAAGGCTAAAAATCATTTTATAAGTAATTACGGTGATAACAGTAGTGGTAGTAGTAGTAAAACAGTTGCAAGTGGAAACCCAACAGCTGAAGAATTAATACAAAAATACAGAAATTAAATGGACGAATTAAATAGTATTGTTCAAAAAATGATTGACGCAGGTGAATCAGAGCAGAACATCAAAACAGTAATAGAAGGCTATAAGCCGCAAGAAGGGCCAATGACTATGGAAGAGTTAGAGGGAAGAGCGGGAAAGCCACAAGACTCTGTAAGTGCGGATCCAACTGCGGAGTCAAAAGATATGGGTTCAACATCGGGAGAATCTTTATCGGCTTGGCAATCTATTAAGAACTCATTCTGGAACCTAGGTGAGCAGATAGTAGACGTAAAAGAGTTTTGGCTTGATGATGACGGTGCGTCCTCTTCATTAGATGTAGCAACTAATGCTGTTTATAGTATGGTGTTTGGTCAAGACGCTGTAGATGAATGGGTAAGCAATTATGATCCAAGTGATACGTGGAATACGCGAGGACTAGGTACTGAGGCAACTTTAAAAAACATAGAGAAATATAAAGAAGAAAAACTACAATCTAAAAGGACTGTAGGTATAATAGATAGCGTACAAGATGGTGATGTCGGGGGTATTATAGCTGGTAGTATAAACGCTGTTACTAGTATGTTAGGTAGTGTAGCTTATGGTGCTGGTACTTTAACTACTGGTTTCTTCATGGATTATGCTGCAGAGAATTATATATCCTTCAATGAAATGAAGGCTAAAAACCTTGACATGAGTCTAGACGAACTCATAAAATCAGGGGAAGCTGATACAAGTGTACCTGTTGGTATGGCTGCTGTATCTCAGGGTCTAGAGATGCTTGGTCTTGGAACAGTACTTAAAGCTGCTAAAGGTGCTGTCAAAGGAACTGCTGGGGGATCAACCGGTTTATTAGGCATGGGTAGTAAGTATCTTGCTGAGAAAATGATATACAACAAGAGTGCTAGAGCGACAATGAATGTACTATCTACAGGTTTAACAGAAATGTCTACTGAAATATTACAGCATGCCGCTGATGAAGTGAACAAAGAGTATGGTAGAGTTGCTGGAACAGAAGAAGAGGCTAATGCAGGTAGAGCTTTTATAGATGCTGTAACTAGTCAAGAAGGCTGGGAAGCAGGTGTACAGGGTTTTATAGGTGGTGGTGGTATGGTTGGTGGTACATACTCCTCCAAAGCACTAAACACTATAAGAACAGTTGTTGATGGTGAAGGTATAGAGACGAAGATAAATGAACTATCTGCTCTTAGAAAACAAATGAAAAGCGCCACCGACTCAACCGTAATACGTGGCTTACAAAGTAAAATAGATTCTAAAGAATCTGAAATATCAGACTCCATAGTTAATGGTAATGAAATATACGAAAGCTTAGATCCAGATAAAATTAAGGAAATAGATAATTTAACGGATTTAGCTGATGCATCTGCTTTTAATATAACTGAACTTAACAAGAAGTTAAGAAGAGGTGATATATCTGAATCTCAGTATGAGTCTGCTAAAGAAGGTTTCACTATAGAGTATGACTCAGCTAAGTCCAAGCTAGTTGAAATGAGACTAGGTGAAAACATAGAATTTGCAAGAAAAGAGGCTGCTAAAAGAGGTTTAGAAGTAGAAGTGTATGAAACTACAGCTGAGACAGAACAAGCTCTCGAAGCAACAAACGTTAAAGAAGAAGGTAAGCAAGAGTTTAGAGACTCTAAGAATAACATAGCTGGATTTGCTGTTGGTAGAAAGATATTCATAAACAAAGAAGTTGCTAGGAATACAGGTGCTATAAACGTTGGTAGTCATGAGCTATTACACCCTATACTTAAAGTCATGGTTGGTGATACGGAGGCTCAAGGTAAAATAGTTAAACAGTTTAGAAAAGCAATGACATCTACACAAAGGAGAGTTGTTGATAAGCAAATGAAAGACAGAGGGTACACCTCATCTAGTCAAGTTGCAACAGAATACATAAATGTATTTTCAGATGCCTTATCTAAAGGTCAGATAAATTACGATAAAACATCTATGGAAAAGATAGGTGGTGCTATTGTAGGTATATTCAAACCTAAAGGTTTTGATAATATATCATTTGAGAGTGGTCAAGATGTTTACAACTTCATGAAAGAGTATGATAAGAGTGGTAAGCAGGGGAAGCTAACTAAAGCAGCTAAAAAAGCGATAGATAGTAAAGGTAAGATGATGAATACACCAGTGCAAAATCTATCAAAAGATGGTGACATAAAGAAAAGCCAATCAAAATCCGATGTATCTTTTTCTAAAAACAAGGTAGCAGACTTAGAACAAGAGTTAGAAACACTTAACGATCTAGAGTATGAGTTAGATCAAGACGATTTTGTAAATCTAAAGTCTAATCTAGAGTTAAAGATAAAAATGGCTAAGAAGAGCCAAGCAAAAGCTGATGAAGAAGGACCTAAGGAGGTTAAGAAAGATAAAAAAGAAGCTAAAAGCAAAGACAAGGATAAGAAAGCAAAGAAGAAAAAAAAGAAAGAAGCAAACAAGTTAGCCGGTAAATACAAAGAAGGAACTATAACAGCTGCTGAAGAAGCAGAATTAGTTAAGCAATATCAAGCTATTGCTGTTGAGGCTCTTGGCTACAAAGAAGCAAAGGGAAGTATAACTAGAGCTGAAGCTATTTCTTTTGTTGATCAGTATTTTGAGGGTATACTTAATAGGTATAATCCCTATACTTCTAAATTCTCTACATTCATAAACAGTAACATAAGACCTAAAAGACAGGCTTTTTATCAGCAAGAAATAGGTGATGGTTATTTAAGTAGGATTGATGATCCAGAATACAAGAAGCAAATAGCTAATCAAGAGGTTGAAAGAACCAGTGAGGTATCTGCTCAGAATGATAAAAAACTTATCGACGTAAGAAACAGTAGGTATGTTAAAGACAAGATGACAGAAATAGAAAATGCCGTAGATGTTAAACCAGAAGAGTTTTCTTTCTATACGTTTAAAGTTGTCGCTGATAAGTTCGCCGCTAAAGTTGCTGAAATAATATTCGATGTGCCATTAAAGAAGCTAGACAACCCTCAGAATAATTTAACATACGCAAAGAAATTTGTTAATGGATATCCTGAGAAATCTGAAGCTGGTCGTATACAAGATTTATTTAGAACGTCTGAAGAAACAAAAAGCTTTATAAAAACCTTACCTGAGTTTAACATAGCAGGTAATGAGGTTAATGTAAACGAAACGGGTGAAATAATAGATGTTTCAGATACTGCAAAAGGTTATTCTTTGAATACGCCTTCTCTAGTGTTGAAGCTATTATATGAACCGTACATAGACAAGAGGTCTAAAAGTGATGATGTGTACAAGAGAAGAAAGTCTATAACCTCACCTAAAGGTAGAAGTAAAGGTGCTACGTCTCAAACACAAGTTAGAAGACTTAAGCCTCAGTTTAGAGGTAGGATAACACCTGAAGCTGTTCTAGAGCTACAAGAAGCTATGGGTATAACGCCTAAAAACCAGTTCAACAAGTACGATAGAAATATAGGTCAGTTACTTAAGGGTGTGGCTAAGCTATACGGTACTAAAGTTGCTAACGTAATTGTTAGAGACAAGATTAATAAAATGGATATCAATACAGCTAAATCTAAGACTCAGATACTAGCTGATGTTGGAGCTGGTAAAAGTGATATACAGTTTTCTAAGAAGATACGAAAAGAATACACTTCTATATTAGAGAAGAATAGATCTGAACTAGATAGCAAAGTAATAGACGAGCAAATAAGCTCTGTTTTTAACTGGGTTGATTCGCTTAAATTAAAAGATAATCAAAGATCCAAGTATAAGAAGATTGCACTTTACTATATAGCTAAGAGTAATGTTATATTTCCAGAAGATGCCGCTAAAGTAGGTGAAGCAATAAGAGTAGCGGAATTAAAGGGTGTAGACCCAATGAGTGTTGATAATCCTAACACTTTAATAGAAAACTTTAAAGACGACGTTAAAGAAGCAAGGATAGACCCTAATACTGTTCCAGAGTTGTTTAATAAAAAATCTCTACCGGAAGGTGTTGAAACTTTTAACATATACCCAGATGATCAAGGTCAATTAGCGGCTAGGAAAATACTAGAAAACCACTGGGGGAAAGAGTCTAATCCATGGTGTGTATTATATGCTGAAAGAGCTTTCACGGAAGATCAAATAAAAAGGGGAATACACTTGCAAAAAGAGAAAGGAGAAGTTAACTCAATGCCTGTAGGCGTAAAAGAGCAGGTGGTAAGCATTAGAACAGTTATTGGTGGTGTAACAATTGACAGAAGCGTTGATCTTGATATTCGTGTTCTAGTTGCTCCGGGTGAAGTAGATTACAAAAATACTGAAGGGAATTTCGATATAAACAATACCAAAGGGTGGTTTAAGAAAGAATACCAAGATAGTGACTTCAAAGGTAGTGAGATGCTTAGAGGAGAAGACGGTAGAATGGTGGAAGTGGAATTTTATTTAGATACATATCTTCTTCCAAAAGACCCAAACATGACTGAAAGTGAGTTTTACGATGGTAGGTCTAAAGGAGGTACTATATATGTAGAAGAAAAACCAGCTGGAGAATCTTTTTTAACTAAGCAATCAAAAAGAGACTGGAAAGGTTACGGAGAGTTTGACACAGGGCGATACAATACACCTGCGCAACCTAGAGGTTTTGAAATAGCTTTTAAAGATGGTAGATTACTTTCTCTTAAAAACCTAGGTAACAAAGACACTACAGCTCAACCTCAATGGTGGGACAGAAACGACAACCCAACAAAAGACCTAGCAATAGCAGTACCTAGAGATAAAGACGGTGAGATAAATGGTAATTCTACTGTTATGAACACTGAAACTGGTAAAAAATCTGAAATAAATTTCTCTAAAAGTAATGAAACTGATTTATCACTTGATAATCGCATCGACAATACAGTCATAGATCTTTCACAAGATAGCTTCGCTAGAGCATTAGACGCGGAGCAAGAGATATCATTTAGCAAGAACCCAAGTAAAGCGTTCAACAACATAATAGAAGATGTTACAGGTATAGGCTCTAAGAAAAAGTATTCATACGCTAAGGGTAAAGTAAGAGGTACTAAGAAAGGAAGATTCAAGTTTTTTATACCCCCTTCAGCAGATGATTTTGCTGGGTTACTGTATAAGATAACAGGTAAGGGTAAGCAAGGTGATATGCATAGAGCTTTTTACAAGGAGAAACTATTTGACCCATTCTCTAAAGGTATTAGGGACTTTGAAGCTTACAAGGAAAGAGTTTCTGGAACTATATCAAACCTAAAGAAGAAGATAAAGAACGTGCCAAAAGGTCTTGGTAAAGTTAATGAAACAGGTTTTACTAACGATGTAGCTGTTAGGGTTTATCTTTGGAACTTGATGGGTACTGAAATACCAGGAATGTCTAAAAGTGATCAAAAAGCATTAGTTGCTATAGTTGAAGCAAACCCAGACTTAAAAAAGTTTGCTACTCAGGTTAAAGTAATACTAGGTGGTAAATATCCTGATCCAAATGGAGATTGGCTAGCTGGTACCCTTACTACAGATGTAGTAAACATGATAAATACTACCAAGAGAGAGGAGTTTCTTAAAGAATGGCAAGAAAATGTAGATGTTATATTCCAAGACAAGAACATGAATAAGCTTAGAGCTGCTTTTGGAGACAACTATGTAGAAGCAATGGAAGATATGCTTTACAGAATGAAATCAGGTAGAAATAGACCTAATGGTTCTAATAAGCTAACTAACAAGTTTATGAACTGGATAAACGATTCTGTTGGTACTATAATGTTCTTAAACACTAGATCAGCGTTGTTGCAGACTTTATCTATAGTTAACTTTGTTAACTGGACAGATAATAGCCCTATTGCTGCAGCTAAGGCATTTGCTAATCAGAAACAATTTTGGGCTGACTTTGCTATGTTATTTAATAGTGACTTCTTGAAGCAGAGAAGATCTGGTTTAAAGAACGATATAAACGCAGATGAAATAGCAAGTGCAGCAGCTACAGCTACTAATAAGTCGAAAGCTGTTTTAGCAGCTATATTAAAAGCTGGTTTCCTTCCAACACAAATGGCGGATAGTTTTGCTATAGCAATGGGTGGTGCTTCTTTTATTAGAAATAGAATTAACAGGTACAAGAAAGAGGGTATGAGCGAGCTTGAGGCTAAAAAACAAGCTTTCCTTGATTTCCAAGAAACAGCTGAAGAAAACCAACAGTCTTCAAGACCTGATAGAGTATCACAGCAACAAGCTAGTCCATTAGGACGTATTATACTAGCTTTTGCAAATACCCCAATGCAATATGCCAGATTAACAAAAAAGTCCTTCCTGGATCTTATAAACAGACGTGGGGATCCAAAGACGAACCTAAGTAAGTTGATGTATTATACTTTCGTGCAAAATGCTATATTCTCTGCACTACAATCAGCTTTATTTGCTGGTTTATTTGAAGATGAAGATGATGATCAATTAGAAGAAAGAGAAGTAAAAGTAGCAAACAGCATGTTAGATACTTTTTTAAGAGGTTCTGGTATATATGGTGCCATACTTTCTACTTCTAAAAATGTTTTGCTTGAAATAAAGAAGCAGAACGACTCTGATAGACCAGACTTTACCAAAGCAGCACAGAAAACACTAGATCTATCACCTCCATTATCATCAAAGATGAGGAAATTAATGAGTGCTGGTAGAGCTTTTAGCTATAAGAAGACTAGAGAGAAAATGACTGGTTATGGGCTAGACAATCCAGCTTACTATGCTGGTGGACAAATAGTGTCAGCTGTAACAAATATACCTCTAGATAGGGCCATTAAAAAAGCTGATAACATAAGAGTCGCTATAGATGAAGACACTAAAATGTGGCAGTCAATAGCTTTATTCTTAGGTTACAGTCAGTGGGATCTAGGTTTGATTAACAAGAAGGAGAAAAAAGGCTTACTAAATAAAAGAAAGATGAAGAAAAGAAAGCTTGGAGGTAGAAAATTAAAGAAAAGAGAATTAAAATAAAAACAATGAGTATAAACGAAATTAAGCTTTATTTGATAAACGGTAGCACACTAGGCGTGACAACATTCATGGGGATAGAGGACTGGCTAAAGATTATATTACTATTAATAACTATAGGATATACGCTAACTAAATGGGTTTCTTTAAATAATAAAAACGATAAAGATGAGACTGACTAGTAATTTTTATCTACATGAGTTTGAATGTAGGTGTGGTTGTGAAATGACTAGGGATGTTGTTGAAAATGTGTTTGAGTTGTCTGACGAATTACAGGTTTTAAGAGATCTGCATGGTGCTATACACATTAACAGTGCATATCGCTGCAAAGAGCATAACTCAAGTATAGGTAGTAAAGATACCAGTCAACACGTGCTTGGTAAAGCAGCTGACATAACTATAAATGGTATAAGTCCAGGTGAAGTAGCTGATGCTATAGAGGAGTCTATTACTGAGGGTAAAGTAATGTTTGGTGGAGTAGGTAGGTATGATACATTTACACA